GCGCTTCTGGAAAGTCGTTTCCGTCGTCGATGCCGACAAGTTCACGATCAATGCAAACACCCTCGGGCTCGATCCGTTTACCGGTGCCGATGGCGGTATCACGCGCGTCGGCGCGCCCGATCCGCCGCCCGCGCCTCCGGTCGTGCCGCCGCCCGTGGAGCCCGATCCGCCGCCCGGCGTCGGCGGTGGCGGCGGCGGCGGCTTTGGCGGTGGCCCTCGCAATAATAATAATCCGATACCCTGATGGGTGCCTCTCGCGCATATGTGGTCGGCAGTCCCTACAACGGCATCGAGCTTGCCGACCTGGACTTCGAACAGACAGCGGACACGATGTTCCTCGCGCACATCGATCATCCGCCGCAGGAGCTCCTTCGCGCGGGTCACACGGAGTGGCTGTTCGGACCGATCGCGTTTGGCCCTACGATCGCGGCGCCGACCGGGGTGAACGCGGTCGCCACGACGCCGAACACCGACGCCAACAATGGCGGTGCGGCCTATTTCCCGCAGACCGACAGCTATGTCGTCACCGCGGTCAATGACGATACTGGGCAGGAGAGCCGCGCCAGCGCCGAGGATTCGGCGACGAACGACCTCGGCCTGAAGAAAAACTACAACACGATCAGCTGGACAAACTCGGCCGGCGCCACGCGCTATAACGTCTACAAGGCCCATAATAGCCAGTTCTTCGGCTATATTGGCACGACGGAAGACACGAGCTTCACCGACGATAATATCGGTCCGGCGCTCGACCAGGCGCCGCCGCAGGGCTTCAATCCCTTCCCCGGCGCCGGCGACTATCCATCGACTGTCACCCTGTTCGAGCAGCGCCTCCTCTTCGCGCGAACGAAGAACGCACCGAATGCGGTCTGGGGAAGCCGCTCCGGTGGCAGCCAGTTCCGCAACTTCGACCGTTCGCGGCCCTTGCGTGCCGACGACAGCCTGTCCTTTTCGATCGTCGCCGGGCGGGTCAACAGCGTCGAGCAAATGGCGTCGACGACGAGCTTGCTCGCGCTGACCAGCGACGCCATCTTCAACGTCGACGGTGACGGCAATGGCGGCGTCATCACCGCGACCAGCCAAGCCCCGCGGCGCCAGATCGGTCGCGGATCCTCGCGGCTCCCTCCGCTCGTCATCGACAATGTCGTCTTTTACGCGCCCTCGGTCGGGCGCAGCGTCCGCACGATCAATTTCAGCTTCGAGATCGACGGGCTCAAGAGCGACGATATCAGCATCTTCTGCAGCGACTTCTTCCCCAAGGACATGACAATCACGTCGTGGTGCTATTCGCAGGAACCGCGCTCGCTGATCTGGGCAGTGCGGAGCGACGGAAAGCTGCTGTGCTTCACCTGGGAGCAAGAGCAGAATGTCTGGGGCTGGACGATCTGCGAAACCGACGGCGAGGTGCAGTCGATCTGCGCGATAAGCGAATTGGGCGAGGACCGGGTCTATCTCATCGTCAAGCGTAGGATCGGCGGGACAGACCGCTTCTTCGTCGAGCGCATGGCGTCCCATGACTGGGCCGAGCTCAAGGAATGCTGTTTTCTCGATTGCGCCGTCACCGGCGAATTCGAGGAGCCGCGCAGCACCTTCAGCGGCCTGTGGCATCTTGAAGGGCGGACCGACGTCGCCGCCCTCGTTGACGGGGTTCCGGTCACCGGGCTCACCGTCACCAACGGCACGGTCACCCTGCCGCCCGATGTGCCGCGCGGCTCCTATGTGACCTTCGGGCTGCCCTATGGCGTCGATATCGAAACGCTGCCCGTGCGCGCAAATGTGCCGGGACAGGGTTGGAACGTCGGCCGCAAACAGCAGGCCGGCGAAATCGTTCTCACGCTGCATCGCAGTTCCGGGGTCTTTGCCGGGTCGAGCGTAAGCGACACGGTGTATGTGAAGCAGCGGGTCGCGGAAGCCTATGGCAGCCCCGATAATCTGATGACCGGCGACTATCTCATCAATTCGGGGAACGTCGAGCAGGGCAAGGTCTGCGTACATGTGAAGCAAACGGCGCCGCTTCCGCTGACGCTGCTTGGCGCCTTCGTCGATCCGGTCATCAATGATTAGCGGGATCCGGCTGGAGCTCGCCCGCACCAGGCATGTAGGATCGGTTGCGCGCCGGATGCGCGCGGTCGATGTCCGGGAATGCGCGGCTTTTGGCCACACGCCCAAGGCTGCCCTGCGCGAATCCATCCTGAACAGCGACAAGGCGTGGACTGCGTTCGTCGACGGGCGTCCCGAGGCGATCTTTGGCGTCGTGGTCAACAGTGCGCTGACCGGCGAGGGTGCGCCGTGGTTCCTCGGCACTGACGTCGTCTGGCAGCACGCGCGCGCGCTGCTCGGCATGGGTCCGGCGCTCATTGCTCGCCTTCACGATTCAAGCGAGCGCCTGTCCGGATATGTGTCTTGCGAGAATGCCGCGGCGATCCGGATGCTGAAAAAGTGGGGCTTTAAGGTGGGCGAGGATCGCCGTCGGGTCGGCGGACTTCCATTCTACGGTTTCGAGAAGGTGCGAGATGTGTGATCCGGCGACACTGGTGATTGCGGCGACGGCGGTGACAGCTGTCGGACAGGGCTATGCCGCGCTGCAAAGCGCTGCCGCCTCGCGGTACGAAGCGCGCGTCGCCGACCAGAACGCCAAGATGGAGAACGAAGCGGCGTTCCGCGCCAACGAAAACACGAAGACCGAGGCGCTGGCCCATTATCGGCGCGTCGCCCAGCTGAAGGGCGAGCAGCGCGTCGCGCAAGCCGCGAACGGCGTCAGTCTCGATTTCGGGTCGGCGGCCGATGTCGCCGGCGATACCGACATGCTGGCGCGCGAGGATGCCCAGCGGATTTATGATCAGGGCGCCGAAAAGGTGCGAGGCTTCGACATTAGCGCTGCGAACTATCGGTCGAGCGCCAAGGCGTCGCGGTTCGCCGCGAAGGGCGCCCTCGTCAAAGGTGCGTTCGACATGGCCTCGACCGCGCTCGGCGGCGCCTCGCAGTACAGCAAGATGAAGTCGGCCTGATGCCGCGCGTTCAGGTTTATCAGGCCGACCAGGTCGCGCCCGCCGAAACTACCGGTGCCCGTCTCCGCGCGGCGGACATGGCGGCGGGCGGGCTTGCGATCGCGCAAGGCGTTGCCAATCTCGGGCGCGCCGGTGCCGAATTTGCGCAGGCGCAAGCAGATATCGACCTCCGGTTCGATGATACCGAAAGCCGTAAGGCAGCGCAGCGGTACCAGACTGGCGCCGCGAAGATCCTTTCGGACTTTCAGCTGGAGACCGGTTCGAATGCCTATTCGAAGCGCGCGGCTACCGAGGAGGCGCTCAAGAAGCTGCGCGAAGAGGCGCTCGGGGCGACGACGAACGACCGGATGCGCCGTATGGCCAATGACCGAATCGAGGGCCTTTTTGGTGCCGACAGCGTCAAGATCGGCGAGCACGCCACGCGCCAGTTGCGGACAGAGCAGGAAGGCACCCTGAAATCGCAGGTCGTCTTGTCGGGCGAGGATGCGGCCGCGAACTGGGACCGGCCGGACCTGATGGGTGCCCACATGGACACGATGAAGGCGGCTGTCGACGAGCTCGGCGCGCTCAATGGTTGGTCGCAAGACCAGGTGCGCCTCGAAAAGTCGAAAGCGGTGAGCGCCGTCCATAAGGATGTCGTCAATCGCATGCTTGCCGATGACGATATCGACGCGGCGCAAATCTATCTCGAGGCCAACGCCGACGAGATGAACGCGAATGACGAGCTCGCGCTTCGCAGTGCCATGAAGGAGCCTCTCCTCACGCGCCAGGCGCAGGGCGATTTCGACCGCGCGATCGGGACGATGCCGGTAGCCGAGGGGGCGAGCACCAAGGAAGCCGCCCCGGCCGGAACGACATTCGACGCAATGGTCGCGGTGACAGCCCAAAGCGAATCGGGAAACCGCGAGCGCGACAGCAAGGGTCGCCTGATTACCTCCGCCGCGGGCGCCCAGGGCAAGATGCAGGTCATGCCGGGGACGAACACGGATCCGGGTTTCGGCGTCCGGCCGGCGAAGGATGGCAGCGATGCCGAGCGTACGCGTGTCGGGCGCGATTATCTCGCCGCGATGCTGAAACGCTATGGCGGCGATCCCGCGAAGGCATGGGCGGCCTATAATGCTGGCCCCGGCGCGGTTGACGACGCGATCGCCGGGGGCGGCGACTGGCTTTCGCGCCTGCCCGGCGAAACGCAGGCCTATGTCAAAAAGAATGTCGCCGCGATCGGCGGTGGCGCGCAGCAGTCTGCGCGGACGTGGGACAAGGCCGCGGTCTATAGCCAGATCGATGCCCTCGCGGACAAGGAAGGATGGTCGCCCGAGCGCCGCGAGCGTTCGAAGCTGTGGGCGGATAAGGAAATCGCGCGCGACGAGCAGCTGAAGGCGCGCGACGAGAACCAGGCCGAACGGGAAGCGTCGGAGTGGGTCATAGCCAACCCGAACTTCACCGACATTTCCCAGATGCCGGCTCGCATCCGCGACCGGCTCAGCCCCGAGGCGCAGCTACGTTATATCGATGCCGGCAAGCGCAACGCAAAGCCGAAGGACATCCCGGCGAATGGTGCGGACGCGCTCGCGCTCAACCTGCTGTCGATCTATGACCCCGAAAGCTTCAAGGCCATGCCGCTCGGCCAATACGCAGGCAAGGTGACCAAGTCCGAACTCGAGGGCCTCGCGACGAAGCAGGCGAAGATGCGGACCGAGGCGCCGAAGGACAAGCATCTGCGCAGCGGGATCACGGGCGCCATCGAATGGGGCCAGAAATATGGCGGGTTCGGCAAGTTCTCCGACGAGCAGCGGGTCGCCATTTACGGTGT